GCCCTGGGTATAGACCCCGTTTCAATTAGGAATTGCTAATTACTAATTGCCTGAGCCTCTCCCTGACCTTATCCTGCATCCTGCGGATCATCGCTCTCGAGGGACCGAGGAAGGGTCGGGCCGGCATGGTGAAGGGCTTCTTGCCGTAGATCTTGGCGGGGAGCCCGTACTGATGGACGGCGGCATAGGGGGTGGCATTGATCACCCTGATACCGGTGGGGGTAAGGCGCACCCGTGTCGCTCGGGAGAGCTCGCGCGTCTCGCCGTGGAGGATCTTAGCCCGAGTCCGCTCGGAGGAGGGTCGCCCCGTCTGTCCGGAGTGACCGTACCAGGGCGAGGAGGGGTCGCGGCGCTTCACCTCCCTCCAGGGATTGAGCACCTCATCGACGTAGCCCTCCAGCCGGAAGTTCTCCTCCGTGTGCTCGATGGCAATGCGCCCGATGTCCATCTTCACCCCCTCCCCCTCGAGGTAGTCGCGGACGGCATCCATCCGGCCGGGAAATCGCTTTGCAAAGTCTCTGATGTCCATAGATTTGGTATTATCACTTATAGTCTCTATCTTTGTGGTGTCAAAGGAAGGACTCTTAGGGTACCCTGACTGATGTTAGGTCGGGTCAATGCCCTAGGAGTTCTTCTTTTGTATTAACCTTATCGAATACGGTGTCTCGTACTTCCAGTCTCCAAGCTGTCTCACCTCCATGTCCAGCTGATACGTATCCCCATTCATCTTGAAATTGTAGTAGGCAAATCCGATAGCGTTTCGCGCCTCTTTGGTGGCTCTGTTATGTCCGTGGCTGTACAGCCGGGCAAATGCATTACCATCTTTAGGGGTGCACAGATTCAGGATATCATCTATCTTCATGGCGAGCAGCTTTTGCTCCGGATCGGCAATGTGTCCGAGTAGGTTCTTTATGGACTTTCGCCACACTATTGCAGTCCCTGAGTAGAATTCCCTCCTCTCGATCGTAATGCCATGTTTCTCCGGGATATTCTCCTCAGCCCACTTCCTGACCCACTTGTCGGCGAGCTTCTGCTGCTCCTTTCGCTTCCCCTCGAGTGCCTCCCAGGCTTCGCGGTGCATGCGACAGAGGAGGTCCTTATAGTCCAGCAGATCGGAGGACTTGACGAGCCCCTGGCGGCGGCACTCGGGGCAGTGGGGGTCACCCTGCCCGCGGGTGTAGGGGTGGCTCTTGAGGTCGAAGACACTGCCTGAGCGACCGGGGTTGCCGGAGAGCCCGGGGGCGGGCTTGTCCTTGGCCGTCTCCTCGGGGATCGGGGTAACGGGCTTGTCGGTGGGGCGGATGCGGCACTTGCAATTCCACGCCAGCGGAGGGGTGTGCGTGTCCCACCACGGGTCCTCGATGGGGCGGATGGTGCCGACGAGGGCGAGGTGCTCCTCCCTCTTCTCCACCGAGTCGCTCTCGAGGTACTCGAGACTGGGGTAGAGAGCCTTCGTGCGGAGGGCGTCGCGGTACTGCACGGCACTCCGAGCTCGGAGGATGGCGGTGTTGTACTCCGTCCGTAGCCACTGATCATTGTACTTGCCGATGAGGGGGCGGGCCGCCTTGCGGAACTCCGCGAAGCTCCTCGTCCTCCCTCGGGAGTCCACCAGCAGCCGCGCCAGGTCATCCGCCTCGGCGTGTGTCTTGAAGGCACTCCAGACCGACATATTGTACCTCAGCTCCCGCTCGAGGTCGGGGTCTCCCCCTCCCAGTTCCGAGGAGAGGGCGAGCTGCATCGGCTCGTCATTGGCGCGGAAGAGCGCCCCCGGCAGGAGGGTCTCCCCGCCGTAGACCTCCCGGAGCGCCTCCTCGAGGAGCCGTGAGAGGTCTATCGTGGTCTCATCGTCGAGCCTGACGCTCGGGATGGTAGAGGTGGTCCAGCTCGTCCATGCGTCCCTTATGCGCCCCGCGAGCCGGTGCGGGGCTTTGACGAAAAAATCCGTGAGACCCTTCTTCTCCTTCTCCTCGGGGGCAGGCTCCTCCTCAGGGGCAGGCTTCTCCTCAGGGGCAGGCTCCTCCTCAGGGGCAGGCTCCTCCTCAGGGGCAGGCTCCTCCTCGGGGGCAGGCATCGGGATGCCATATCGCTTGTGTATCCACTCCGGGGGGATGGTGATGAGGGAGGAGAGCGTCGAGAGTTCCGCCACCGATACGGGGGTCACATCCTCCGGGAAGGCGAAGCGACCGGAGCGGAGGGGGAGCCCTCTCCGTTCGAGGAAGGGGAGGAGGCAGTGATTGAGCGTCCGGGCGACATAGCGCATGTCGGACTTATGCATTGCCTCCTCCACCTCCTGGTGCACCTCACCGAGAGAGCGGGCGCCACGCTCACCGGCGATGGTGGTCATGGTCTGACCGAGGATGCCGACGAGGATCTCAGAGTTGCAGGCATCGACAAACTGCTTGAAGGAAATGCCGTTGGATGCGGAGGACTCCCTCACCTCGACATCCGCCTCCTTGGGGATGATCAGCCAGGGGGCTGAGCCGGCGCGCTCCATGGCCGCCTCGAGCTGACGCTTGCTCTCCGGGTCGTAGGTATTGTACTTACCCACGCGCTGAGGCATCCCGAAGAGCTCAATCCACTGCGCCCAGTCACCGAAGCCACCCCTCTTGTAGATCGCAAAGGGGATCGCACGGAGGATCACGCCGTAGTCCCTCGGTCGTCCGAGGACCATTAGCCGGGGGTCGCCCTCGTAGGGGATGCCTCGCTCGTCCGTCGGGTCGAGGAGGATCTCCCGGCGGTCCACATCGAGGTGCTTGGGGGGCAGGTCGGCGACGGTGAGCCCCTCCTCTGACCAGCCGAGCTCGGCACCGGCGCGACCGAGGAGCCGCCCCCTCATGATGATGGTGAGGAGCTGCTCAAAGGCCTCGGTGTCGATCAGGTCGGACACCTCCTCCACCTCCTCGCCGTCGGGGTCGACGAAGGTGAGGTCGTTATTGATCACCGCCTGCGTCCTCTTGTCGAGGGCATCGGCGAGGGTGGTGTCGATGAGCATGTCGCCGTAGAGGTCGTAGAGCTGTGCCACACGCCCACGGTCGGCCGCCCGGAGAGCCTGCCGCCAGTCGGCCGCATCCCAGGGGCGACGGGTGGGAGCCTTGACGACCAGGTCGTGGACGATGAGGCTGCCTGCTTTCTTCTTTTCCTTCATAGTCAAGTAGTCTATTGCTTAATTATTACGCCGTCCCTGCGGAGGGTGGCTATGTCACGAGAGACCTCCTCGAGGAGGTCAAGCCTGGGAGCGTAGGAGCTATCGTCGCCACGTCCCGAGCGATGGAGCGCAGCACCTCCTCCCTCAGCTTCGCCTCCCGCTCCCCCGCCCTCGACGCCTCCACGAGGAGCCGGAGCTGGAGGAGCTGATTGGTGGCTATGCCCATAAGCTCATCGATGGAGTCCTGAGAGGCCTGAGCCAGCCCCCGGCGGGCGACAGCCTTGCGCTCGGCGCTGTCCCGGTGGGTGCTTACCCCCTGAAGCCCCAGCTCTCGGTCTGCCGCCTCCCGCTCCCTCCGGTAGGTCGCCACGAGGTCACGGTACTTCTTCTTGAAGTCTATCAGCTCATCGACGATGGTGCCGTCACCGCCCTCCCCGAAGGAGTCCTCCATAGACTTCTGCATCTTCTCCAGCTCACGCCCGAATACCGCCGAGAGGAGGAGCTGGTCGACGATACGCCCGATCATCTGATCCACCTCCTCCTCGAAGTGGTCGAGCGAAGTCTCCCAGTCACCCGACGAGAAGGCATCCGAGAGCGCCTTGCTGAGGAGCGAGCCGATGTCACCTGCGAGCTGACGGAAGGTCTCCCTCATCTCCTCCTGAGCGCCGAGAGCCTCCTTGCGGATCTCCTCCCAGTTGTCCACCAAGCGCTTCGTGGCGTCATCGAGGCGGTCGTAGTCCTCGAGGATGCGGGGGTTGAGCTCAAAGGTCCGGGACCCCTCCTTGAGGATCTGCCCATACTGTCGGGTGAGGGACTTAAATACCGGGACGGTCTTGCGGGCGGCCGCTCCCGCTATCCCGCCGAAGAGCCCGCCGAGGGCTGCACCGATGGCAGTGCCGAGCCCCGGGATGAAGGAGCCGATGGCGGCACCGGCGGCAGCACCCCCGGCGGCACCCTTGGCGATATTGGCACCGGAGACCACCTTCGTCGTCCCCACCTGTAGCCTGCCGGCGCGGAGCCGCTCCATGCTGCGCCCCAGCTCCAGCATCGCCTGACGGTACCTCCGGGCGCCCTCGATCGCCCCTCGATAGGGATTCGAGAGGCCGAAGATGCTCCGATCCTTCTCGTCGAACGCCCGGATCCTCGCCATCGCCGCCCGGTGGTAGGACTGCTCCAGCTGCCGGGCATAGCGCGCCTCCTCGTCAGCGTTGGCACGCGCCTGAGAGGTGACCATGCCGATCACCCGGGAGAGCCCCGAGGCGGCCGAGGAGATGGCGTCCATCGTGGTGGCGCCCTCCTTGAGAGCCGAGAGGATGTCGCCCACCGAAGTGGCGGCCGCTCCGAAGACCTCCCCCATCTCGCCCCCTACGGAGGAGAGCGAGGAGAGGGCCCCTTGGAGTGCCTTGCCGACCTCCCGGAGCCTACGAGCGGGGATCTCCTCGAGAGCGTGCTTGAGCCCCTCGATCTCCTCCCGGGCTCGCTCGATGTCAGCGGCGGCATCGCCCCCGGCAGCCTCTATCTCCCGGAGCTTACGGAGTCGCTTCTCCGAGAGCTCGAGCTGCCTCCGCAGTTGCTCCTCCTCCCGGTCTGCCTCGAGGTCATACCGCTTCGTCGTCATCGCCATACGGCGGACCTCTATCTCCTCCCTCCGATCCAGCAGTCTCAGCTCATGCTCTCTCGTCCTCAGCTCCCTCTCCCGCTGTCTCGCCGTCTCCACCTCTCCGACAGTCCTCGCGAGCTGCACCTCGTCGGCGGCACTCTCCTGAGCCCGCTTGATGAGCCGGTCGTAGTAAGCGTCCACCTCACCGAGGCGCTGCTCGAGGTCGGAGCGGAAGCGTGCGGATGCTCCCTCCTCCACCTCCCGGATCACGCTGTCAGACGCCCTCGAGATCTCCTCCCTCCGGCGCCTGTAGTCCGCCTCCTCTGCCTCGGAGACTGCCCTGAGACGAGCCTTCTGCGGGGTGGCGTCGATGTGGTGCTGCCTCTCGAGCATCTCTATCTCCCGGAGCTGCTCGGTGATCTTAGCCTTACGCTCCCGGTGCTCCTCGTCGAGCCGACGGAGCTTCTGCGCCCGTCCCTCCTCCATGGCGGCTATCTGCATGGTGGTGACGGAGCGCTCTGCGTCTGCGCCCAGCTTGGCGATCCGCTTGAGAGCCGCCAGTCGGGCTCGCTCGTCGGGAGGATCCTTCTTAGGCTTATCCTCCGACGACGTGTTGATGCCGGCATCCTTGAGGAGCTGATCCGCCTTGGCGGTGTAGTCGAGGTACTGCCGGACCCTGTCCTCCGCCTTCGTCATCGCCTCGTCCGCCTCCCTCCTCATCTTCTCCGCATTGAGACGGGCGTAGTCCCGGGCGCTCGTAGGACCTCCCACGGTGCCGTACCCCGCATCAAAGCCGGCTAAGAACCCTCCTACTTTATCCCAAATGTTTGGGTTCGCCTCCCTTGCATCTGCCTCGTACATCTGGCGGAGCGCCTCCTTGTACTGCTCCACGGCGAGGTCAAAGGAGGCGACCGCCTTCGCCCGATCGAGGAGCGACTGTCGGAAGGCGTCCGCATTGGTGATGAAGATATTGTCCGCCTCGGTGGCGGTCCCGATGGAGACCCCGAGGGCATCGAAGTCCTTCTTGTGCTCCTTGACGAAGCGGGACCTCTTCTCCTCGTCCCCCTCGAGGGCGGCATACTCTCTTCGGAGAGCCTCGTAGCGGGCTATGCTCTCTCCCGCTCCGTCTGCCACCGCCCGAGACCACGCCTTGGAGGCCTCGGCCGCCTCACGCTGCCTCGAGACATAGCGGTCTATCGCCGTGGCGACGGCAGTGATCGCCACCGAGAGACCGAGCGTCAGGGTGGCGGTGAGCGCCTTGGCGGCACCATTGGAGATATGAAGGGTGGCGGCGAGGAACTGCTGCGCCCTGCCGAAGACGCGGGTCACGGAGGCGAGTGTCTGCACCCTGAAGGCGGAGGTCGCCGACAGGGACTGCTGGAGCTGCTGCATGCCGATGGTGATCGCCATGAGCGACTGCACCTTGGTCTGGATGCGGGCGTACCGCTCACTCTCGCCGGAGATCGCTCCGTAGGCTCCTGCGGTCGCCGTCACCGCTCCCATCAGTCCCTGCAGGGCACCTATCATACCGGTAAGCGACTGCGCCCCCTGAGTCATCAGGCGCTGCTCCCGAGTGACCGTCTGATAGGCGTCATTGAGCGTGGCGAGCTCCCGTCGTGCCTCTCGGTAGGCCTCGGTCTCCTGCTCTCCGGCGTTGACCATCTGAGCCATGGCGTCCTTGACCTGGAAGATCTTGGAGCGGAGGGACTCCTTGGTCTGTGTGGTCATCCTCAGCTCGCTCTGTAGGTGCTTGAGCCCCTCCGTCTCGTCGATGAGCTCCGCCTTGAGGGACTTGAGGTGCTTGCCGAGTGTCGCCTGTGCCTGCGGGCTCGACTTCACCTCCAGCTCGATAGACTTGATCTCCTTCTGCAGCTTGGCGAGGTACTGCCGCTGCAGCTCGACCGAGCGGCGCAGCTCCTCCGTGGCGCCCTTGGAGGCGTCCCCGATGGACGACACCCCCGAGGAGATGCGAGCAGACTCCTCGGCGGCGTTGCCCCTGATATTGATGTCCAGCTCTACCGGCTCCATAGCTTAGAAGTGATTTTCGCGCTTGGGGTTACTGCCGTAGAGGTACTCTCCCGGGCCGTCGGGGAGACCGTCGCCGTCCTCGTCGAGGATCGGGAGCGTGGGCGAGACGTCTCCCCGCTGCACCGCCCGGAGCCAGTCGATGGCGCGCTCGTAGCGGAAGCGGCGGAAGTCGAGGTCCGCACCGGCATTGCAGAGGGTGATGAAGTGCCAGACGGCGATGTCCTTCACGTAGATAAGCAGGAGCGGGTGGCGGGCTGCTCCCACCGCCCCGAAGATCGCCTCCCGGTCATATCGGGAGAGGTAGCCTCGTGCCTCCTCCTCCGCCCCGTCGATGGCGGAGAGGAGGATCGTCTCATCGTCGCCCTGGATCAGGCGGACACTCGCCTCATAGAGGTGGGTCTTGAGTTCTTCCGGAGTGATAAACATGGGTGGTGCTAAAATCGCTTGCTGTTATGGCGGTGACCGCCGAATATGATACTGTCGGGCTGCAGCTCACTGAGCTTACGGCTGGTCTGCCAGACGGCTCCCTCGATGCAGTCCGGTCCGTCGGCCGGGGCGGGGAGCTTGGGGGCAAAGAGGCGGAACTGATCCTCCAGGCGCTGCATCTGAGGGTTGCCCCTCTCGGCGCTATTGAAGACCAGCCGTCCCTGCCTCGCGAGGGGCTCGAGGGCGCCCTCGATGCGGGTGTACTTGTCCATCTTGGCGCGGGCATCCGGGGCGATGGGGATCATCCCCGCCGTGTGCCCTCGGCGACAAAAAGCGGGAGGAGGACCTGCTCATAGATCGGGTCCTGGAGGGAGTTATTCTCCACGAGGTAGTAGACCGGGCATTGGTCGTGGACATAGTCTCGGATGTCGTGGTACCAGGAGACGAAGCGGGCGTTGGTCTCATGGTCGAGGTAGCCGGTGTAGATGTAGTACTTCCCCTCGTGGTAGCCGACGAGGAAGACCGCCTTGTAGCTCGACTGTCGGCTCCTCGAGTTGGAGGGCGACGGGTCGCCGTAGCAGACGGCAAAGGGGAGCTCCCGGAGGGGTGGGCACTCGTCCCAGGTGAGGTCCCGGAAGACCTCGCCCTCGGAGACGGGGTTATTGAAGTACTCCTGCTGGGCGGCGGCGGTGGAGATCATCCCGAGGACGCGGTCGATGTCCGCCTCGCTATTCTTCTCCGGCCAGGTGGAGCGCCCCTCCTCGTCGCGGATATTGACGATGTCCCACTTATCCGCCTTCTCCCCGGCGCGGGTGATGCAGCAGTCCTTGGCGATCACGTTGCCACAGAAGAGGATGCGGTACTTCCCCGAGACCGAGAGCGTGGGGAAGAGAGCCTTCTCAAACCACTCCCACTTCGTCCGTATCCGGTCGGGGTTGCGCACCTCCTCATCGGTGTCGATGTCATCGATGAGGAGGTAGTCGGGGCGCGCCTCCTTATTCTTCACCCCACGGGGCGACTGTCCGGCACCGATGGCGCGGAAGGAGCAGCCCCGGGAGATGGTAAACTTGTCCTCCTCCCAGTGCCCCTGCGTCGGCTGGACGCCATAGTCGTGCGTGATGCGGGGCGACCGCTCCAGCACCAGCTTGAAGGGGCGGAGCAGGTCGGTCGCCTTCTCCTGGCTGTTGGAGACGAGGAGGACATTCCGCACCTGACCGGTGAGGGCGAGGTAGATCACCTCCATCATGGCGCGGGTACTCTTGGCGAGCTCGCGGGACCAGGAGCGCACCTCATACCAGCGGTCGTGCTCGAGGAGACGGCGCGTCGCTGCCCTGTGGAAGTCTGTCGCCGGGGCGGTGGAGAAGGTGGGGAAGTAGTAGCGAAACCACTCCTCCACATCCGCCTCCAGAGCCTGCACGCGCCGCCGCTGCACCTCCACCGGCTCAGAGCTGTCCACCCCGCTCTCCTCCACGAGGGCGAGGAGATACGCCTGCCAGTCCTTGAGGGACTCTTTCTCGACGATTGTCAGCCGTCTCATCGCAGCTTACTCACCACGTAGTCATCAAATAGGGGGATGATCTCCTGCGCCTGCTCGAGGGCGTGAGGGCGGAGCCAGTCGAAGAAGCCCTTGAAGGCACTGATGATCTCCGGCAGTCCCACATCTGTCTCCAGCTTCTGGATGGCGGTGGAGAGCTTATTGATGGTGTCCGCCTCCGCTGCCGAGGGATAGCGGTTGCCGTCCCTCCGGGCGATGGCGTCATTCATCTCGGAGAGCTGGTTGTAGAGGTTCTTGATCTGCTCCTCCTTGGTGATGGTGATGGAGACGCGGAGCTTGTCCCACGACTCCCGCTTCACCCAGCGATTGACCGTCTGGGGGGTCACCCCGACGCGCTCGGCGATCTCCTTCTGTAGGAGATGTTCCTTGGTGTAGAGGAGCTTGGCGAGCTCCTTCCGCTGTTCGCTCTTCATGGCTAAAAGTCCATTGTCGGTAAGTCACTATCTTCATCGTCCCCTCTGCGCTCGACGCGGGGCTGGTCGGTTGTCTCCAGCACAAGGACGGCCCAGGGCTCGTCCCAGAGTATCTCCCGGAGGGACATGCCCCGCTCGGTGCGGAGTCTCCCCACGAGACCGAAGGGGCTATGGAGACCGTCGGTCCTTACCTCCCCTCCTCGCTGTCGTGGCCCGTCCTCGGACGTGTCAGCGTCGACATCGTCACGATCGAGGCGGTAATACGTGTAAAATCCTCCACCCTCGAGAGCCTGAGGATGATGCCCCAGAGCTCCACTAAGCTGTCCGCCGTCACGTAGTGGAGGAGCCACCGCGTGAGGGGGCGGCGAAGGAGACGGATGAGCCTCCGGTCGTTGAGCACCGCGAGGGCGGTGATCTCCGCCAGCACGTCAGGTGGCGGGTCGAGGAGACGCTCCTCCAGTCGGTGCCGGACGCTGAGGCGCTCTATCTCGAGGAGGGTGCCGAGCCTGAGGTGGCGGATGCAGAGACGCACCCCGTGAGGGAGGAGCCACCTAAGGGGAGGAGGGACGGGCAGCCTCCACTGCACGCCCCTCCCCAGCAGCATGTCACATGCTTCCTCTCGCATGATGTCACCCCTTGAGGTAGACGATGTCGGCGGGCCACTTGTCGCCGGCGACGGTGGCGGTAAACTTGAAGGGGTACTTCGCCACCCCTCCCTTGCCGATGCCGATCTCCTGCTGCACGAAGCCCTCAGCTCTCGGGAGGACAAAGGAGGCACCGCTCCTGCCCTCGATCTTGAGGGCGACGGAGAGCTTCTTCAGCTTGCCGTAGAGGGCGACGCCGGTGCCGGTGGTCAGCTTGGCGCCCTCGAAGAAGCGCAGCAGATCCTCCTCCGTCAGCTCCACGAAGGAGCCGCTGACGGTGGTCGGCTTGGGGTCGTAGTCCACGTCGATGGGCGTGTCTATCTCGTGGACATAGAGCTCGTCCGTCTCCGGCTCGTCGCTCTTGATCGTGATGACGTCATCACGGAGGGTGAAGGGGCACTCCTTCCACGACGCGGTGGAGATGCCTGCCTCTTCGGTGATCGGCTCCGCCATATAGAGGCGGGCCACCTTGTACTTGGCACTGGTGATTTTGGTTGCCATATCTATTCAATTAGGAATTAGCAATTAGGAATTAGAAATTAACCCCTCGCCCTGCGGGCCATCTCTATGAGGAGACTAGCAAGCGAGTAGAGATACGAGAGGAGGGTGACGAGACCGAGGAGCATCAGCCCCCGCTCGTACCACCGGAGGGCGCGGGGCACCTCCCTCGGTACCTCCACCGGCACCTCCCTCGTGATCGTGCGGACGGGGCGGAGGATCTCCCTCGAGGGTGTCACGCCGCTGATGCGGAGGAGTCCCTCGGGGTCCCACCTCCAGCTGAGGAGTGGGCGCCCTCCGACACTCTCCACCGAAGTGACTCGGGGGCCACTCGGGAGGCACTCGATCGCCAGTCGGATGGCGCTCGAGTCGCCTGCGACGGTGAGGGGCTGCATCACCGTGGTGTCGGTGATGTGGATGGGGACCTCTCGCACCACCGTGCGGGAGGGGCTGCAGCTCACGACGAGGAGTGTGAGCGCGAGTAGGAGAAGTAGTGGAGCGATCCTCTGCGTCATGGCTCTATTCTCTTGGTCGACTCGAGGAAGGCATCGAGCTGGGTGCGGAGGCGGTCGACCTGCTTCTGGAGCCGGGAGACCTGCTTCTTGAGGCTCTCGTTCTCCTCCCGCAGGATCGCATTCTCGCTCTTGATCTTGGCATAGTCCTCAGCCATCTGTACACTTCGGTTTATGAAGTCCTGCTGCGACCGGATCAGCACCTCGAGGGAGTGCTGCTGCACGTCGAGATAGCCGAGGTTGCGCTTGCGCGAGCCGAAGAGCCAGCCGACGAGACCGGTGACGCCCGGTGCGAGCACGCTTATGAGGGTAGTCCAGTCCATGGCTTAGGGTCAGTCGATCTCCTTACTACCCTCCTCGGGTGCATCCTTGGGATCCGGCTCGGACGGCATCGGGCACATGCCACTCTCGGTGCGGCAGGCGTAGGAGGTCTTCGATAGCTCGTCGAGGAGCCACTTGGAGGGACGGTAGGCGATGCGCAGTCCCTTGATCTGCCCGACGGTGAAGTCCTCCCCCGCCGGTACGGCCTTGGAGCGTATGTAGGGGGTGAGGGTGCCGACGTTGCCGATCTTGACGGAGCGACCCTCACGGAGCTGGCGGATGCAGACGTCTCCGAGGTGCTCGAGGACGCTCAGCACATCTCCGCGACCGAGGGAGGTGATCTCCTGGAGCTGCTGGGCGATCTCGCGAGTGGAGACGGTACCCTGATTGATCTGCACCGCATAGTGCTGGGGGGTGTCGTTGTGGAGCTTATTCTTCCGCTCCACCACCTTGTATACAAATGCCATAGTGGATGATAAATTAAGTACTAGTGGATGATGAATTAAGTACTAGTAGATAATTTCTCATCTACTAGTAGATGATTTGACAAAGGGTAGTAGGTACTACCGAGAGGTCTCATAGAGGGCATATCCCTCCCTCAGAGCCTTCTCATCGGCGGGCTTGCCACCCTCGACGAGGGTGATCGCCCGCGCGAGGTCCTGCATCACGCGACCGCAGGGGTCGAGGGGGTCGTCCGGACCCCAGCCGGTGGCGCGACAGACACTGCGGATGTAGGCGGCGGTGGCATTCTCGGAGGGTGGAGCATACCGTCCGATGATCCCTCGGATGGTCACGAGACCGTGGCGGATCATGTAGCCCTCGAGGACCACGAAGAGCGCCCTGTAGCCCCACTTCGGCTCCGTGAAGGTAACGAAGCCCCTGTCCGGGGGCGGCAGCACCTGCCCTCTCCAGCGGTCGCCGGTGAGGCGAATGTTGCCGGGGTTGTTATTTCGCTCCGAGCGGGTCATGGTCAGGCGCTTGCGCTCCCCTTCTCAAAGGCTACGGTACCGATGCCGTCCTTCTGCATGCGGGAGCCGCCGGCACGGACGAGGAAGGAGAGCACATCGCCATAGTAGAGCGGGTCATTCTCCTGGATGAAGGCCTCGCTCTCTCCCTTGGCACGGCAGACGTAGTCCCTGTGCCAGGCGAGGGCGGAGGTGCCGGTGATGAGCTTGCTCCGGAGCATCACCTCGAAGCCATAGAGCTTACCGATGACGCCTCGAGAGGTATCGGCTGAGGAGAGGAAGGCATTTGCCTGAGCCTCGGAGAGGTCCTCCAGCAGCTGCTCGTAGGCATCCGCATCGAGGAGGAGGCAGCGACCCTCCTGGGGCATCTCGTCCTTATTGAGGAGCGTCTGAGCCTTGAGCACATCCTTGCGGGAGAAGGTGGCACCCCCGAGCTTCACCTTACGAGCCGCCTCGGTGGGGATCCATGCCTTGAGGAGCGTCTCGGCGAGCTTGTCGAGGAGAGCGCCCTTGCACGCCTTGAGGACTGCCTCGCGCTTGTTGTAGGAGAGCTCATACTTGTCGGCATTCTGTATGTAGATCGGGTCGGTGTAGATCTCCTGGATGTCGAAGGAGAGCTCCGTGTCGGTCATCTCCTTGGCCACCTTGGGGCGGGCGATGGGGCCCAGGCTGGCGGTCTGCTTGGCGCCGGCATTGGGGATGTGGACCTTCCTGCCGGCGTAGACGAAGTCGTCAGCGCTGTAGGAGTGAGCCATGAAGGAGTTATCCGGGAAGAGGTTCTCCACCAGATGGTTGATCCAGATTTCTTTCTGTAGAGCCATGGTTGTGTATTCTATTCAGTTAGTTAGTCATTGGTGCCAAACTTCTCCCTGTACTTCTCGGCATAGGCGTCGGGGTCGGTGGAGCGGAGCTCGGCAAGCCTGCCGGAGCGGTCCAGCTCATCCCAGGAGAGGGAGGCGAGGGACTTGTCCCTCCGCTCATCGGCCTGCCGGTCGGTCAGTCGCTTGGCGACGGAGGGGCGGTCGGGCAGGAGCTCCGCGAAGTGGACAGCCTCCTCGGGAGCGGTGTCGTAGAGCTTGCGGAGGCTCCGGGACTGCTCCTCGGTGAGGACACCGTCCTTGAGCGCACGGGAGGTGAGGGTCTCGAAGTGCTCCAGGCGCGCCTGAGCCTCGGCCGCCTCGCGCTCCTTCTTCTCCTCGAGGAGGGCGGAGAGCCGGGTCTCCAGCTTCTCCAGCTTCTCTAGCTTGTCGGAGAGGGTCTCCAGCACCTTCTCCTCCGTGACATCGTCGGAGAGGGAGAGGAGAGCATTGATCTTCTTGGTCATAGATGTATTACTTGAGTGAGTGGGTATGGTGTCAGTGAGCTGTAGGATGGTGGAGTAGTCCACCTCCTCCACCCTCCTGCCGTCGGCATCGTAGAGGGCGAGGGCGTTGTGATTGGCGGGGATGTTGCAGATCGATGCCTCCCTTAGGGACCAGCGGGTCACGGTCGGCTCGGTCTGCCCCTCGAGGTAGGTCCGCGGGTCAGAGGAGCACTCCTCCACCCAGGCACCGACGGAGCAGGCGCTGAGGTAGCCGCTCTCGACCTTGCGGGCGATCTCCCCCGCGCGCTCATCCTCGAGGTCAAAGTCCGCCTCGGCGAGGATCCTCGTCCCCTCCACACGGACATTCACCCACCTGCCGATGGGCATCTCCCGGTCATCGTGATTGTAGAGCATCACGGGATTAGCCCGAAATGCCGTGAGGTCGGCCCCGGAGGTCAGCATCCGGAAGCCGTAGGTATTGACCGTCTCGTCGTGGAGGATAAATGTCTTCATTGCGCCTGTAGTCATGGGTTGTGGGGCAAAGATGCACCCCCGGGGAGCCGTTTTGCAAAAACTGTAGGCATTTTGCCTACTTTTCCTTCATCCGGGGGGCATACGACGGCCGCCCGAGGGTCTCACGACTCCCGGGCGGCTACATAAGTAGAGAGCAAGAACTTACTAACAATCGTCTCCCTCCTTATCGTAACACTATATTTATTCACTTACAGTCATTACGCTATAGCTTCTTCCGCGCCTCGAGCCACGTCTCCGCCACCCTCAGGAGCCGGTAGTAGGTGTCTAAGCTCATCGGGTAGTAGGGATTGACATGCAGGCGCCAGATGCGCTTCCGGGTCCTATCCTGCCGCCCCGGCTCGTAGTACCTCCGCGTGATGCCGTGGATGATCAGAGCCTTGCGGAGCGTGTTCTCGTGGTGGGACATCTTTCTAATTAGGAATTAGTAATTAGCAATTAGGAATTGCTTGCCTCCAGGCAGTCCACCCAGCGGAGCACCTCCTCCCAGCCGGGGAAGCCCCCCACCTGGCGGTCGTCGACGTAGAGGTCGGCGTGCACCTTTCGGGTATCGCTCCCGTGGTAAGCGTCTATATTACCCTTGTCATTACGATTGACGTAATCGTAGGGGATCTCGTGATCTCGACACCAGTTGAGTGCCGCAGTTAGGTCCTCACCTGCCCGGCAGGTCCAGAGGATGAGGATATGTCCCTCCTCATGCAGACGACGCATGGCACTGACTGCACCCGGAAGGGTAGGACCAAGCCCCGGATAGGGCTTGGCATTGAGGACTCCATCAATGTCTACAGCGATGACCATAGCCTTACTCCTCCTCTGTGGTGTCGGACGGGTCGGACGGGTCGGACGAGTCGGACACGGCTCCCGGGATGCCGAAGGTCACCCCGGGGTCCTCCTCTGTCCTTACGTCGGTGACCGAGAGTGGCACGCTCGCCCACTCTCCGGAGCGGTCGGAGCGCTCCTGCACGCGGACATACATCTTCGTCGCACTCGGCTGATAGCTATCCTCGATGAGCTCCACACCGCTGATGAAGTCCTCGCTCCCCGACTCCTCGGCATAGCGGCGGAGCTTGATCACCTGCCCTGCCTTGAGCGACCCTCGGGCGTCCTTGGCGAGGAGGCGGAGGAGCATCCCCGCCATCTGCTGGCTCTTCTCGTCCGTGGCGAGGGACTTGATGTAGCGTGTGACGAGGTCGATGCCCTCATTCACCGTGTCGCGGTAGCCGTCGGTGGTATTGACGCCGAGGATGATCCGGGCGGTGCCCTCGGAGTTGGTAAAGGTATGGGACCACTGCCCCTCCTCCTTGGCGAGGCCGAGCACCTCCCGCTTCATCGAGATGACGCTCGCAAAGGTGTCGAGCGTCTTACTCTTGAGCGACTTGAGGATGTCGGAGGCGGCTCTATACTGCGGCAGCACGTCGCTGATCGCCTCGTCGACCAGCTCATTGTACACCTCCATGGAGCTCTTCCGCTCCCGCGTTGCCTGCCAGCGGCGGTACTCCTCCAGCTCCTTGCCTTTGAGCTCCACCACCGCTTCCATTTCTTTCTCTTCCATGATTGTACGTCTTCTTGTTGTTTGTGATAATGAAAGGCAGGGACTGCCCCCGAAGCTTGCATTGCCTAACACCTCATCGTCATGAGAGAGCTCTCCCGAGGCATTTCCCTACCTTTGTCCTGCATTGTCTAACTCATTTTACTTATGTCGATATGAGCAAGTTTGTAGAAGTCCTTGATGAGAATGGTGCTACCATCCTGGTCAACGTTGACCTCATAACCCATGTGGATAGGGATGTCATCGGCTCTGAGATCCACTTTGCATCCCCTGATGGGGCCATCTCGATGGATGCGACTGATGACGCACTCTATCTCACACATCTTACCCTTCGCTCTCACACTTCCTACGAGATAATGAGGCACATACTTCTCTGAAGCTCTCCTGCACCTCTTCGTATGCGGGCTTCAGCTCACCCTCGAGGATACCGAGGGTGAGGGGGCGATGTCGTCCCACGCGCGAGCGGAGGAGATGATACTTCTCTCTCGTCTGAGCGAAGTCATGTGACTCCCCGAAGAGCCACTCGATGGCCGGCTTGTAGGCCTCCCTCTTCACCTCTCTCCCGTCGTACACACGACTAACGGCGTAGAGGTAGTAGAGCATCTCCTTGGCGGATTTCGCAGTGAACACATTCGTAATCTCTTCGTAAACGTCTTTCTCTTCCATGATGTAGATATTGTTACTTAGTTGATGTTGCTGTTACTTGTCTTTACTGTCCCCCCACGAGTCAGGAGGTAGTACTTACCCCGGAGGGGTGTGGGGGTGGTCTCTGCACGCTTCGGTGCCTCCCCCTGCTTCCGGATCATCGCCCGGAGCTTACGCGAGAGGGCGGAGAGCTCCTCGGAGGTGAGCCGTCCGAAGGGCTTCCCCGCTATGCGGGGGTCCTCCGCGAAGGCATTGATGCGGCTCCAGTCCCTCGTGTCGATGCCGTACTCCTCCATCAGGTGGAGGCACATCGAGCGACGGCGGGTGCGCGTCTTGTCCTTGGCGGGGGCGAGGCTCCTCGCCTGAGCGCGGAGCCGCACCCTTAGGCGTGTCAGCTCACGATCGGACAGCTCTCGGAGGGAGGTCGTGCGCCCGTCGGACACCTCGGAGACGGCGATCTCCTTCGCCTCCTCTGCCTCGAGCACTCCCCGGGTGGCGTTGATCAGCCCCCAGATCGCTGTGTAGTCTCTCTTCTTACTCATATACTCATAGGCGGCAGCCTAATTACTAATTCCTAATTGCATGAAGACGCTCGACCCCACGGTCTGCTCGTACACGCCCATCTGCTCGGAGGTGAGCATGAGGAGCACGGGGGCGAGGGTCATGGCCTCCTCGGGGGAGAGTCCCAGGCGGTACTCCCTCCGGGGGCTTGCGAGGCGCTGGCGGATCCGCACGAGGAGCCGATAGGTGAGGGCAAGGTCTGCCTCCTCCCTCAGCGACTGAGGTCGCCCGAGGAGGGAGAGATACCCCTCGAGGGCACGGCGGAGGGTCTCCAGCCCGACGCCCGAGATCCGCATCTCCCGTCTCTGTGCGACCAGCGTCGCCACTTCCTGCTCTGTCATCTCCTTATCTTTCTGATGAGCCCGGCGAACTTCCGCCAGACCCAGGTGATTGTCCACTCTATTACTGTTTCGTCCATCACTCTGATAGCTTCTTGATGATGTCAAGCTCTCGCGGGGAGAGCTTCCATACGTGATTCTCCGGCGGAGGCGTATTGCGGAGCGCCTCAGCCACTCTGTCGCTCACCAGCATGCCGGATCCGTAGATAGCCTTCCGGAGGCGTCTCTGATGGTCCAGAGCTCGCACGAAGTGCACCTCATCCTGCCGCACTCGGATGGAGAGTCCACGAGCGACGTACTTCGAGAGGAGCGCTCCCGAGACCACATGGTAGGGGTAGACATAGCGTGCCTGCCCCTTGGAGGAGTGTGCCTTCGTCTGTGCCTGCTCGATCGACTGCTTGAGCTCCGGAGCGAGGATAAGAGCGAGGTCGCTGAAGAGGTTGGAGACAAATCCTGTACTCACCACGGCACCATTGGTGTAGGTGATATTGGCGTCGGATACAATGCTGGTCAATCTATCCGACGGAGAGGTGAGAAGGGTGAGCGAGGGGGCGAAGAGGAAGAAGGGGATCTCCCGCTCCAGGTAGAAGCTCTTGATCTCCGAGAGGATGGAGAAGGGAGGATTGTCGACCACGACAGCACCGGTGTAGTCCTCCGCCTGATAGTCGCCCCCGGGGTAGAAGGGGCGGACGATCCGGAGGTCCAGCACTGCCGGCACCTCCTCCAGCACCCACGCCTTCACCGCCTCATACACCTCCTCCGGTGTGAAGCAGTCGTCCGTGGTCCTCTTAGGCTTGAATTTCTCCACGAAGCTCTTGTACTCGCCACTGTCCTCCTCGTCGAAGAACTCCAGCGCCAGCTTCTCAATCCTATTCTTCTTATTCATCGCTTATTCTCTCCTTATTCTCCCCAATAGTCCTTCGATCCCTCCTCCCAGATGTCCAGCCATCCCCGAGGGCCGAGGAAGCGCCCCTTGGAGTGAGCTCGGTAGCCCTCCACCCAGATCTTCAGCATGGCATCGTACATGATGCGATTGGCGGTGCGACCGTCCGGCTTATTCCCTCGTGCCTGGCACGAGAAAACGAAGAGGTGACGGGGAAACTCCCCCACGAGCGACATATAGTCCTCGAAGCTCAGCCCCGCATACTGGAGGCTGTCGATGATCACCATCCGGGGACTTCTCCGCTTCCTCAGCCGAGCCCGGAGGGTCTCCATATCCTCCACCACGATGAGGAGGCGACCATTGACCTCCGCCATGTCGTGCCGCCTGAGCTGCTCCTGGAAGCTGAGGCTCGTCCCCTCCTCAAGGCTGTCGTAGATCACTCGTCCATGTCGGCAGAGCTCTCGAGCGAGCTGCATGAGGAAGCTACTCTTCCCGTTGCCACTCTGGCCCCAGACAAACCATGTCCCACACTTCTCCGGCTCCCCGAAGCTGCCCGCCACTCGACGGAGAGGTCAAAGGTCTCCTTCTTCATCCTGAATATTTGCTTAGGGCTGTAGCCTCTCTTGCGTCCCATTTATCTATACCTTTGTCTATGTCTCACTTGTAACACCATATCAATATGAATACTCCCAATCGTCAGATACAGGAGAGTCACTATCTCGATCAGCTGCATGTGCTTCAGGATCTGAGTGAGAGGCTCATCAGTCAGAGGCCGGCCTACAACGCACTTTCTTGTCTCTTCAAAGTACCCTACTCGCCATACTGGTCGCCCTCCGCCCGACCACTCCTCTATCCACAGGGCTTCTGGTGCTGTACCTTCTTGCCCTTGTGTTACTCTTACTTGGATCCCTATCTTCGCTATGGACGCTATACGACCAATCAACTCTTCCCAGGCGTAGTCGGGAAGCCTTTCACGCTGAAGTCGTATCCGCAATACACGAGGGTCGTATGGTGCGACCTGTATTTGGGAAGGAGTCCCGGAAGGAGAAGTATGTCCCGCGCCTCTCCGCCATCTTCTTAGTAGGAGCCTTGCTCTCACTGATAGCCTTTGCAGGCCTTTCCTTAGTCTCATAGTCATCTCGCTGCTTTTACCAGTTTCTTCACCCGTCGGAGGTCATTCTCAGAGGTGGCGGCATCGCTTGCGATGCGTGCCAGCGTCTCCTCATCACGCACGCCATTACCAGCGGCCACGAGGCAGACATCCTCGGTCGTCACCGGCTCGGTCCGGAAGAGCCTCCTCCCCAGGCGGCTATTCAGCTCGGCGTACCCTCTCCGCTGATTGCGGAGCCCCCTCCGAAGTCGTGGCTCCACAGCTCCCGTCGAGAGGAAGACAAGGCCACAGCGGTCCTCGAGGAGGTTGTAGATCTGTATGAAGTAATTGAAGCAGCCATCCGTCAGCTTATCCGCCTCGTCGAAGATCAGCACAGGCCGCTCCTCACTGATGAGTACCTCCACGATCTCCATGAGGCACTCCCTCAGGCTGGTGCCGGTGAGCTTGCGACCGATAGAGCGCGCCAGCTCGCGGAGGAACTCTCTCCTCACCATATCAGCACAGAGGACGTAGTGAGCGTGTGTGTGCGTCTCGGCGTAGTGCCTAGCAGTAGTGCTCTTACCGCTCCCTGCCTCGGCGACGATCCACGTACAGCCGGCCTCATCCTGCGCATCCTGGAGGACGGCGGTGATCTCCCGAAATACTCCTGTCTCGACGAGCTGCCAGCCGGTCGCGCCGCCGGCAGGGCGGGTCTTGGCCGCCACCTCTCTCCACTTGTCGTCCGACACTTGCCCCTTGGGGTCCAGGGCGAGCATCACGCTCACCGTGCTCGAGGAGATGCCCAGCATGGTGGCTGCCTTGGACTGGCTGCCTGCTTTCTTCTCCACATACTTGAGCAGCTGCTCTTTGATCCTTTTTTTCTCTTCTCTCTTCATCGTAGTAAGTTCTTATATGGTTTAGTACTTTCTTTTCCAGTCTCGAGCGCTATCCTTTGCGGGCGTTGCTATCGCTCCGCCGGCACTCTTTCTCTTGTCCTTTGGAGCCTCTATAAGCGCCCCCTCGATGGTGTCCCAGGTCATCATGCTCACCACCTTCTCCACTGCCGCCGGCTCGATGGAGGTGATGGCGGAGAGGGGCTGGAGGGGTACCGGGTGGATACCCTCACGAGCGAGGGCAGCGCGGCGCTCTCGCACCTTCCGGTCGGTCGCCTGGTCAATATAGGCGTGATCCTCGGCGCGGGTGCTCTTGGGGTCGGGAGCGAGGGAGGGCTTTCCCACCCGCCAGACGGCGTCGGTGGCCCTGCCATCGGCCTCCAGCTCGAGTCGCGCCCGCTTATCCTCTCGCTCTATCTGGCGGATCCACTGCCGATCCTCGGCGGTCTGCTCCTGAGCAGCTCGGTGGATCACCACCTTGGGCATCAGCTTCCGCTCGTAGCGGAGGTCTCCACTCGCCTCTTGGCGATAGAGGTACACCCGGGTGTCATCCTCGGGATCATACCGCACGACAAAGGTCTCGTCCACATGCTTAGCTCGCCACTCCCAGTCCACGGTAAGCTCTCCCTCGGAGGTGTGGGTGTAGGCATCGTAGCTCCGCACCTCTTCGCCATCCTGCACGTCAAGTCCGTCACCGGTAAAAGTGATCGGACGGGGGCGAGTGAGGAGGAAGAGGTCGCGCCGGTCGCTCTCTGAGAAGGACGTGAGGGCGACATTCTTGCTCTCCTCGTACATCTTCCGCCTTGCGATGCCGGTATGGTGGTGGGGCATCTGATTCCATACCTCACGGAGCTCTCCGTACTGCCGGGATACCTCCTCGGCGGACTGGGGGAGGAGGTTGAGATTGGCCTTCAGCCACTCCACATTGGGTCGGCTAAATATGGACTTGGCGGTCACGTTCTGCCCCGTAAACCAGGGGAGGCGCTTGAGGACTTGACTCTGGAGCCGTCCGAAGAGGTTCTCGATGGTCTTCGATTGCGGCCTATTGGGCTGGGTCGATCGGTGGAGGATGGCGACGCGGTCGAGCCACTCCGTGGCGATGCTGCTCGTCTGGCCTCCTTGGTTGTCATGCACGAGCTCGTAGGGGCGGTGCCCCGCTTTCTCGAGAGCCATCCGAACGGCTTTATATTGCAGCTCGAAGGTCTCCTGTTCGCCCACACTGTAGCCGATCAGGCAGTCGGAGTAGGCATCTATCACCTCCACCACCACGAGGCTCCGGAGGGTACCGTGGTCATTGTAGTAGAGGTTGAGCTTCGTCCCGTCGATGTACCAGAGGGAGTCTCTCTCCCGGGGCATCGTGGTCTTGTGCTTGTACCCGTACGCCTGGTAGGTCTTATGTTCGCCGATCCGTGGGGTGAGCCACCGGGACTTCACTGCCGGACTGGTGAGGTAGGCCCGGAGCGTCTGGATGCTCTCCAGCGGCTGGAAGCCGTAGAAGCCTGCCACGCGATTAAATTCCTTCATGATCTCCTCCGTCGAGAGGGTCGGTATCTTTGAGCGCTTGAGCGCGACGAGGAGGTCCCCGGCCGCAGCTGATCTTCTGGGAGTTCGTATTGCCGAGGGTGCGGGGCACCAAACTGGCGTAGCTCTCTTTCTCATACTTCCGGAGCCTCGAGATGAGCCTCCGCATACTCCGAGGGAGTGTGTGCCCTGTGCCCTCTCGGAGGGCCTCAGAGACTCGCTGGAGGATCTCGGGGATACCCGCCCCTCCGTTTCCCAGCATGTCGCGCATAAGGGTCAGCCGCTTCTCCTCGCTGCTTAGAGCATTGAGGACGGAAGCATTGGTCGCATACTCATTGATCTGGCGGTCGGTGAGGTGGGTCGCCCGACCATCGGCACCCACATAGGTGTAGCTCCCGAAGTAGCCCATCGCCTTGAGGTCTCGCTCCACGACCACCTCCTTGGGGGTCGTATCCTCGCCGGTGGCGGAGGGGAGCCCGTGGCGCTCGATGAGCCGATCTCTCAGCTCCCGGGGGAGACTGTCCACATCCACGAGTGCCTTCACTCCTCGACCTCTGGCTCGACGGGCGTAGCGGACCACTCCCCGAGCGAGCCGGCTCCGAAGCGTCCCCTCTCTCATGATCGGGTCTGCTCCACCGCTGAGCTCTTCGTAGGTGGCTGACAGCTTGCCGTCGTAGTACTGCATGGCTCAGAGGGACGCTGCGAGGAGACCCATACGAGCCTGTAGGCTCATCAGCTGGACGACCTTCATCTTCTCGTGATGCTCTCTCTCCTGTCCATCGACGTAGACGGTCACGTCTCCCGTCTCTTTGTCCGCCACGAGGCGGATGCGACTGCCCCACGTCTGGATCATCTGTCCGTGGGCATTGTGGATCGTCGCCATCTCTTTGTCAGGGAAGTGCTTCCCTCCTTTCTTTAGGGCGAGTGTCCGGATCTTCTGTGCCAGCTCCGTGTTGCTCCTGTAATTGAGCGCTGCCGAGACCATCTCGCGCCGCACGCCGAAGGTCTCCTCTAGCCACTTCCTCACTTCCTGGGTCACCAGGATCTTCTCTTTTAACATATCTCTTTACTCTGCTTTTTGATTACCTTTATAGCCGTCACACATTGTGATCACATGACAAAGATACGATTATAATCGCAGCAACCAAATAAAATGACGACTAATATCGCAACTTCTAAGGAGAGGCTTCAGGAATACCTAGACCGCATGGGAATTCCGACGAGTGTATTTTATCGGACCACTGGGCTTAGCCGTGGTCTTATGGACTCGGATAAACTGCATCAATCTCTGTCCACCGACAAGGTTGCGACTATAATCGCAACCTACCCTGATCTGTCTTTGGAGTGGCTCATTACTGGAGAGGGGTCGATGCTCCGCTCGGAGGATGGCATCCGCTTCGAGGAGACTATTCAGAGAGCTCCCGTTCGGCTCCATCGGATAAGCGGGAAGAGTAGGGACACAGTAGTCTCGGAGCAGTCTGTGCCGCTCTATGGCGTGGAGGCCACCGCAGGCATCATGGCTCAGGGAGACATGAGCGACTATATCATCGATCACATCAGCATCCCGCACATGCCGAAGGTCGACGGGGCGCTCGTCGTCACAGGCGACAGCATGTACCCGATCATCAAGAGCGGCGACATCGTCCTGTATAAGGTCTTCCAGGACTTCCGGCACATTATTTATGGACAGATGTACCTCGTCTCGGTGAGTATGGAGGGGGATACCCTCGTACTCGTCAAGTACGTCTACAAGGTCGAGGGAGCAGAAGACTTCATCCTTCTTGTGTCCGAGAATAAGCATCACGAGCCGTTCAAGGTGCCGCTCACAAGCGTCCGCTCTCTCGCACTCATCAAGGGCTCCATCCGATACCATGTCATGTAGCGGAGAGGCGTGTGCGCACTCTCTTAACCCCATTTTATGCCTTTCATTCTATTAATCAGATTGTTAGGAGTAATCCGAGATGACTTTTATCCCATACGGAGGACATACTTTATACCCTCCGAAGCGTGCATAATTAGCCATTTTCCTGTTTTGCCGAGCTGGTCACCCTATCCCGAGCAGTCCCAAAAATTCAGCTTAGTGCATACCCTAAAGGGGTAAATGCATACCCTAAAATGCACGTTTCGTTTTATTTTAACATTTCGAGGCATACCCTAAACTCGAAAATGCATACCCTAAACGCATACCCTAAACCTTTTCACCCCTTTTTTGACCCTTCGAGGATCGTTCGAGAGCCTTCCGAATATCCCCCTCATTTCGCCCCTTTTTTAGGCCCGTTTTAGTCCCTTTCACCCGTCTCCCTCCCTTCCGAGCGGAATACATACGCAAGCGCCCGCAAAGCCGATTAAATCAAACTTTGCGGGCGCTTTTCTCGCTTATATATTCCCCTTTCTCTCCCCTAAATCGTCAAATCATAAGGTATCACCTCCTGGCTTAACATTATCTCCTCGAACGCTCTCGAACGTCCCCTTCGATCTTAACCCAAAATCATCACAAATGCACATTTCGTTTTAGCGCTCCACTTTCCTCACATCCCTCCTCAATACCCTCTACACCAATAAAATAACTCTCCTTTTCGTTAGTCACCTTTCTGTACACTTTGTTTCCTCCCCCTTATAAGGAGGATATATTCAAGCAGTCGGCGGACTATTTTTTCCTTGCCTTCTTTCAAGAGGCTGATTATGGTGAGGAATACTTGAGTTGCCCTACTCCTTTAAAGACCTTTATGGTGAGATGTTTGGAACTCATTGAAGCCAGGATGGGGATGTATATACAAGAGAAAGACATTGAAATAACTCCTGCAAGCTTTATGAGTTTTACTCTTTACTTGACAGACCACTACGAAGGATGGCAAGAGAAAATACTTGAATACAAGAGACAAAAGATAGGGGCTTGGACAAAAGCCATCAATCTAGCTAAAGAGAGGAGTGAAATACGTTCTGACGTAGATACTGCGTTGCTTGCGGAGACTTTTCATAACCTCTATATGGGGTTGTCCTATGGAGGAGCCTTAGTGGATAAATTGTCCATCCCTGACTTACAGAGACTGTGGGATTATATCTACCAGCAACAAGCTCTACAATAGGGCTAATGAACTCAATAATGGGATTGTATATGGGGATATTTAGTACTGAAGAAAATGGGGTGTAGCAGGGACAACTATCGTATGGGAGGGTATGGTTCATTGCTTTACAACCACCGTGGACTCTCTGCAATGAGTGCTTATAGAAAATGACTTTGGGATATAATAGGTCTTTAGTAGAGTTTTTCAAAATATAGAACGCAAGTATCAATGTGTGATAATATATTAGACAGCAAATGTGATATGAACAGGAAGAAATACCTCACTTTACTTTCAATAATATCTGTGCTGCTCGGTGCATTCTCGTCACTCAATGCGCAACAAGTTGTAGGAACCATTATTGATTCCTATGGGGAACCCATTCCTTATGTGACGCTAACGACATTAGCTTCTTTGGAAAAAGATGCAGAAACGATCCAGATACACCACACCGACTCCCTTGGGTACGTCGCCTTCGACCTTTCGGAGAAAGAGGCGGCTATCCGAGCAACATTCCAGGGCAAAGTTCTCTTTGAGGAGCTATTGCCTGCCCCGATCAATGGGGTCATAGACCTGGGGAAACGCCAAGTCTCTATCTCAAATGAACTGGACGAGGTAGCTGTCACAGCAGTAAGACGGGCGGTTCGGATGAAAGAGGGAATCCTCACGTTCGACATCAAGCATACCCCAATGTATCAACTCAAAGGGTATAACGCCATTGATTATCTCAGAAGAACCCCTAGGGTAAGCCAGTCGGGAGATAGCTTCTTAATCGACGGCAACCCAGCAGAAGTGCGTATCAATGGGCAGAAAACCAACCTATCAGGTGGCACCCTTCATGACCGTCTGCAAGCCCTTCGCTCAGATATGATCGAGCGAATCGAAGTGCAGTTAGGACAGTCCGCAGATCTCGGAAGCGGTATTACGGGGGGATATATTAATGTTGTTCTGAAAGAGATCAACGGATATACGGGCTCTCTATCTGCCGACTTGGGCTATGCTGGCAACGAGATTAAAAATGGGGAAAAGCATCCTGCCCACGATGAAGGTCTTTATGCCCGCTTCGTATATGGCAACTCTCGTGTGCAAGGGTTTGCAAATGCCTCTGTGAGTTCGTCGAGATATCCCCATTACTTTGTGGAAAGGGCGTACTACTTCGACAACAAAGTCATCAAGGAAAATAACCATTTCCTTAGCAATAAGTACCTGGCGTATAGTTTTAACCTTGGAGCCAGTGCTCAGCTCGGCGAGTTACACTCCATTAATGGAACGGCAAGTTATCGCAGAGCTCCTAAATCTCTGTATGAATCAGCAACAGCGTTAGAGCAGCCAGCCACGCCCCTGCTACAAGACATACTGACTAACGGGGAAAGTAGCTCTACCTCTTTCACGGGAGAACTCAATCATACATGGCACTCTAGAGACGATAAATACAACTGGCTGAACTCCCTCTTCTATTTGAATAATAAAGCACATGCCACAGATGGTTTACGCTACTCTACCGATGGGAACCCTATTAAGGAGGAGCAGAATATCAACGATGCCAGCAATCAACAATTCTACGCTGCGACTCAGTTATCTACACAACTAACCCCTATATGGTTCTAGAGTCTGGTGCCTCATATACTATGACCAAAAGCAACACCAACTATAGCTTCCACGGACAAGGACAATCCCTCGTAGACGCTCACTCTTTGTACGAAGAGCATTTGGCCATTATTTTTGCCCAGCTGCAAATGAGTAAAGGAGAATGGAGCTTATCAGGAGGATTGAAATACGAGCATACTTATGCCTACTCTCGCACAGCCAATAAGAAGCTTAATGTGGGGCAATTGTTGCCTTCTGTAAGAATTGGGTATAATGCAGGAGCATACGGCAATATCAGTCTGAGATACTCCAAATGGCTCTTTCGTCCACCATTTGAACTTACCAATAGCTATCGCACAAAAAGAAACGACTATCTCTACTCCGTTGGCAACCCTGAACTACGCCCCGCCTCTACCCATTCATTTGGTTTAGACTATTACTGGAAGTCATTAGGCTTAGGTCTCAGCTACTCTATCACCAATGATTACTTACAAAATAGTTACTTCTACGAAGCCCCAATAGTCATTGTCACCAATAGAAACATGCCTACCCAACACAAGTGGACTGGCAACATTTCATACTCAGGAAATATCACCTCTTGGTGGTATACCTCCACAGAGGTAGGAGTGGCCTTTCAATATCACCCAAAAGCAATTTGGCTAAAACGGCATACACAGCCATACGCCGGCTTTAATAACACTTTCACCCTTGCTCCGGGGCTACAACTTAACGCTGGGATATCCTATGCACACAGCTGGATGATGCAAGATGTGTTGGTAGGGAAAAGACTAAAGAGCAAGATAGATATGAAGTACCAACCAAGTGGAAGTGATTGGGATTTTTCACTTGCCATTAGCAACCCGATCCGGATATCTCGTACAGAGAACGATTTTAGACAAGACCCCAATCTCAGGGTGCTCTATTTTGAAGATACTGCCTTCCCGTCAGTAAGCTTCTCTATCTCCTACTTCTTTGGAAAGATGGAGACGCACTCAAAACCCAGCATCCTTAATATGGATCAATATAGACTATGATACAAATAACGGAGGACGCCGAAAATCCAATCAACAGAGTGGGCAAAAAGTATTTATTGCAATCTCTGCATCAGAACAAAAGAAACTACGCTCTGTATTAGCCGACAAGATATGAAGACTACAAGAGTAACTTCCACCATAGTTATAATACTGTGTTGCCTTGGAATGTCTCTGCAAGCTACAACTGCACAGGAAGTAGTAGGTCGAGTCGTCTCAAAGGATCGCACTCCACTGGAGAATGTGCATGTGTTACTGTATAGTAGCCAAGACTCTACATTGCTTACGATGGCTGTAACGGATAGCTTAGGTAGGTATGCGATGAAACTTCCGGAGAAGGCATTCAGCGTCACCTATTCACTCATCGGAGCTAAGCGAGTCACTATCCCATACGATAGCACACTCGAAGCTTACCGAGAGGTGATTATGGAAGATGATGCCACTGCTCTCGAAGAGGTGGTCGTCTTAGCTCATCAAGTGCGTACTAAGCCTATCGCAGGTGGCATAGAGTGTCGTATTCTTAATCAAGACTTGATCAGCAATCGTACTGCCGTAGATCTTCTGGCCTATGTGCCGATGATCTCAAAGAGGGGCTTGGACAGCTATTCAGTGGTAGGTACGGATGATGTCGTCTTCTTTATCAATGGTCGTCGCTCCCTCATGTCAATGTCGGCCTTAATGAGCTATCTGAAGACGCTATCAGCTAGCCAGGTCAAATCGATGAAGGTACTCTATCATCCATCACCGGAGTATGGAGTCGGTGAACGTACGGCAGTCATCGACCTTGTCATCGAGGACGACAATGTGGGCTTCCAAGGAAGTGTGCGTGGAGAGCTGATCCGGACTAGAAGGTGGAAGGAAACGCTCGGCACGACGCTCGTCTATCAGGCACCGAGATGGCAAGTGCAGCTCTACGCAGGAGCTCGTAACCTGAGAGACTATGAGCGCAGTGAGGGAGAGACTCACTACTTACAGTCGGGAGTGGTCAATACCTCCGAGCAGCTCCGAGACACCCGTCGTCGACAGTATGACCTCAACCTGACGGGAGAATACAAGATTGCAGAGGGACATACTGTGGGAGCCTCCGTAGATCTCTACCGGTATGGAGGTAAGCCTCGTACTACCATAACCGACCGTTATAGCTCCTCTGCCGTAGACTCGACCTTCGCGGGACTCATCAACAGAGACTACGTGGATAGCTACATAGGGAGCATCATCTACTACCAAGGTAAGCTTCCCCATGGTATGTACTTGACGGCAGAGGGTAGCGGTCTCTGGAGTGACTATCGTCAGACGATGAGCCAACGTTATGACAGGAGTGACCTGCCGAGTCATCCAGTCTACTTGGACTACCAGTCCAGCCTCCCTATGGCAACGAGTGGCTACTCCCTTAAGATGCAGCTATCTATTCCGCTCTCTGAGAAACTCTCCCTCTATATGGGCGACAATAGTTCGCTAAGCCAGGCTCGCTACGGTGAGACCTACGACATCCGAGTGATCCCGGGAAGCTTTCGTCCGATTGACCGTACATTGCATTACAGCGAGATATTACATCGTCCTTATCTCTTGGCGAACTATCAGCTTCCGTATAATCTCACTCTGTATGGCGGGCTGTACGGGCAGTATCATAGTACATCGGGCGCTTATGATGATGGTGCAAGGCAACACTATTCGGGACGATGGTACATGCTCCCCTATGCCAGTGTATCTTGGAGGCGAAGTGCACTGAGTCTCTCGTATGGCTTCTCCATGAGTAATACCTACTCTTCCTTTGCATCATACTCTCCCATTGTCAAGTGGAGTGCAATGAATGCTTACACGGAGGGCAATCCGGAGCTGAGACCAGCTCGCTCTGTGTTTCACTCCTTGACGGCTCGCTACCGCAACTTTTATGCACAAGCTTATTATGGAGAGAGGAAAGACAACATTGGTAGCTTTGCCATACTGACTCCTGATCGAGTAATTGCTACTAAGAGCTACAACTACGGTGTTGGTCGTTCGCTTAGCCTCTCTATGGGATATGGAGGTGACATCACCTCTTGGTGGTATGTCAATACTAATGTATCGGGAAGCTACTCTCGTAATGAGGTGACTATGGAGGGGCTCCCTCAGTATGGGGACTACTACCGGACGTGGATGGTGGATGGCTCCTTCAACAATGCCTTCACGCTCTCAAGACGCTACGACTGGACAGCAGATGTCAACTTCAGTTACTCATCTCCTTACCATCATCTATACACCACACAGGATGGGATAATGCAGTGCAACATCATGACGAGCAAAGGTATTGGCTCAAGTGTCACGCTGACCTTATGGGCATACAAGTCATGGAGGCAAAGTCTCGGACACGGCATCTACTCGTGGGGCTTATCAGAGAGTCATACACCAGACTTCGATCGGTGGACGAAGTCGTGGGGTGAGGATATGGGCATCTCGCTATCCATCTCTTACTACTTCGGCAAGTCATCGCTCAATCAGAAGATCCAAGCGAAACGATCTGACGCCTCACGCATCATTTCCAACAACGATTAATAGAGTGCTTTTTTCGCTAATCGTATGACTTCATGAATACATTCCTAAAATAGGAAAAGAAATTTTATAGTATTTCCGCTGAGATGCGATGGACTACAGACGTGTGCCTGGCATTGGTGGTCGGGTTACCGGCCGGGGCAGCTGTGCGATCTCGGGCGTAACCACGAGTGCCGAGACCCGCCTCTTCCCCCTCGACCCCTTGTGGGTCGCCGAGCAGAAATCCCCCCTTCCGGCGACCCCGCCAGGGTGTTGCACTTATTAGGGAGCCAAGAAACCACTGCGACGCCATAAAGGGCTCGCGGAATGAACCTCCGCCTCTCCGTTACACCGCGTATGCCGTGGTAAAATCAAACTCGAAGAAACTCAAACAAGAGAGCACCGGAGAGTATCACAAGAATCACTCTTCCCCAAAAGGCTCTCGTGCTGATTTGGAGTGATCCCTTCCTCTTGAGATATATCGTCAGGATCGGTGCTATTCCGTAGATCACAAAAGCGCCAATAAGGGACAGCAAATGGCTCCTGAATAGATAGTAGTTCAGTACTAATAGAAGGCCTCCGAGGACAAAAAAGGTAACGAATAGGAGGTCCGCATAGTAGTTTCGTTGCTTGTTCATTCACTCAAGATGGCATTGGTGTTTTCGGAGGGGATCTCTCTCTCCGAGCGACGCATCCGCGGGATGAGTCGTCTGTGTGATGCTATCGCTTTGGATGGCGATGATGGTCCTCCTGATCGCTTTCTCCCAGGACCTTTCGTAGACCCAGGCTGTAGGTCTCGTCCGCCACATCAATGAGCGTATTGAGCGCATATACTAAGCTCAACCTGACGGGCTTGCTCTCTTGTGACTTGGCAAGCTCGATCTCCATCTTGGCATTCTCTTTTTCCTTTCGCTCGATCTCTGCCCTCAGTCTTTGCTTCCGTTCGATCGCGAGCTGCTCAGCAGGTGATGGGAGGTCTCCGTGACCATCTCCGCTCGGGCTGTAGTTCTTCTCTTTCTCCATAAAAGTCTCTCCTGTATAACACTATGCACAAGATACATAATCTTGATCTCTTATCCGTCCCTTTGCAAAGCCCCTCAGGGGTGACGCATTTGAGAGACACCGTAGCCATTCATCTAATAGTGAAGAGTGGTGAACGAAGCA